AACAACCAACTAACGGCGATTGTGCCGGTTGGTGCCACTTATGTGGCTACTGGCGGTATCACGCATTGGGCTGAACTGAGGTGAAAACTCCCATTTTGGGATCGGCGTATGTGGCCCGCAGCATTAACGCTGCGGATAACCGCATGGTCAACTTGTTTCCAGAAATTGTGCCCGAGGGCGGCAAAGAGCCTGCCTTTCTAAATCGAGCGCCAGGTTTGCGCCTGCTGGCTAATGTGGGGCAAGGCCCAATCCGTGGGCTGTGGACATTTAATAATGTCGGGTACGTTGTAAGCGGCACTCAACTGTTTAAGATTGACGCCAACTATAACAAGGCGTTGCTTGGTAACGTAAGTGGTACTGGCCCGGTTAGCATGACCGACAACGGCACCCAGTTGTTTGTGGCCTGCAATGGGCCATCGTACATCTACAACTCAGTCACCACGGCATTTAGTCAGATCAATGACCCAGACTTTACCGGCGCAGGGCAAGTGGGTTATCTGGACGGCTATTTCGTTTACAACGAGCCAAACAGTCAGTTGTTGTGGGTGACTAGCCTGCTAGATGGCACGCAAGTTGACCCATTGGATTTTGCCAGCGCTGACGGCTCGCCAGACGGCGTAGTAGGCATTATTGTTGACCACCGCGAGCTTTGGGTGTTTGGCACCAAGACGGTCGAAGTTTGGTATGACGCAGCGCTTGAGGGTTTTCCCTTCCAGCGGATGCAAGGTGCCTTTAACGAGATCGGCTGCGCTGCTGCCTACTCAATCGCCAAGATGGACAATGGTTTGTTTTGGCTTGGTGCAGACGCTCGCGGGCAGGGAATTGTCTACCGCTCCACCGGCTACACCGGCCAGCGAATTAGCACCCATGCCATTGAGTACGCCATCGCCCAGTACGGCACCATCTCGGATGCAATTGGCTATACATACCAGCAAGAGGGCCATTCCTTCTATGTGCTAACTTTCCCGAGCGGTAACGCCACTTGGGTCTATGATGTGGCTACTCAAGCCTGGCACGAGCGCGGTGCGTGGACGATGGGCACCAATTACAACCCGGCGCAGTTTACGCGGCACCGCAGCAATTGCCAGATGTTTTACAACGATGAGGTGATCGTTGGGGACTTTGAAAACGGCAACATCTATGGCTTTGACCTAGACGTTTACTCAGACAACGGTGCCGAGCAAAAGTGGCTGCGCTCGTGGCGTGCGCTGCCAACTGACCAAAACAACCTCAAGCGCACGGCGCACCACACTTTGCAGCTTGATTGCGAGTCGGGTGTTGGGTTGGGCGTTTACCCGGCAGATGGGGAAAATACGCTTGTCAACCAATCTGGGTTTGAGATTACAACCGAGGATGGGTTTTCTTTAGTGACGCTGCCCTACCCTGATTGGGCTGGCTATAACCCGCAGGTCATGCTGCGCTGGTCGGATGATGCTGGGCATACTTGGTCAAATGAGCATTGGTCGCCAATGGGCAAGATTGGCAACTACTCGCAACGGGTGTTTTGGCGGCGCTTGGGTATGACCATGAAGTTGCGCGACCGTGTTTATGAGGTTTCTGGCACAGATCCTAATAAAGTTGTGATCATGGGCGCGGAACTAATACTTAGCCCGACCAATGCCTGATGAACAATCTAACCTCTATCACGCCGCCGAGGGTTCCGCTAACCGACCCCAAGACTGGTTTAATCTCGCGGGAGTGGTTTCGGTTTTTCTTGAGCCTGTTTCAAGCCTCTGGTTCTGGCACGGTGCCAGCCAACCCGACAGCGGTGGTATTGACGGGAAACCCATCAACCTACGTTAATACCAGCACAAACTATGGGGATATAATAATTAGTGGCGGTGGCGTTACTAAGTTAGAATATTCCCGAGACGGCACTAACTTTTACAACACCGGCAGCTATTACGGGATGTTTAGTTTGGCACCAAATGACCAACTACGCATCTCTTACGTTTTGCCTGCGCCGACAGTGACTTTTATTTCGAGGTAGTAATGGCAAGTTTATCGCCAAACGCCAAGCAACAGTTTTTTGATGCCAATGGCAATCCCTTGGCGGGCGGCAAGGTATACACCTACGCTGCCGGAACCACTACGCCGATTGTAACCTACACCGACTCGACCGGCGCAACCAACAACACCAACCCAATCATTCTGGATTCGCGTGGCGAGGCCAACATTTGGTTGACGCCTGGCACCAACTATAAGTTTAAGTTGACCGATGCCAGCGATGTGCAAGTCTGGGTTGTGGATAACATTCTTGGCCCACCCGGTGCCGCTGCCGGTACGGTTACGAGCGTGGCGATCGCCGCTCCTGCATTGTTTACGGTTAGCGGTAGCCCGGTTACAAGTAGCGGCACCCTAACGCTGGCTTACTCTGGCACTGCGCTGCCGGTGGCAAATGGCGGCACCGGCTTGACCACAACGCCAGCAAACGGTGAGTTGCTGATTGGTAACGGCACGGGTTACACCAAAGCGAGCTTAACCCCTGGTGCAAACATTACGATTACCCCTTCTTCTGGCGGCATCACGATTGCAGCAGCAGGTGGGGGCGGTGGCGTAACGTCGGTTACGGCAACCTCGCCAATTGCATCTAGCGGTGGCGCAACGCCAAATATTACGTTCAGCGTAAGTCCCGGCACGGCTGGCAATGTCTTGACTAGCAATGGGTCGGCGTGGACGAGTGCGGCGGCTTCTGTACCTACTACGTTGGGCGCAGTTGGAACGTATGCAATGTTGGCCGACTACACCGGCGTCGCGGATGATCCAGGCGATACCAACATAGCGGCCAATTTGCGCTATGCCAGTGCTGGTGGCACCACCACAACCGTGGTTGCAGTCCCAATTGGTTCAACTTGGCGTTGCATGGGCTTTACCACCGGCGCGACGAGTGGTGGGAATATGGTTAGTTTGTATGTCCGAATTAGTTGAAATGCCCGACGTTCCCACAAGGGAACAAATTGAGCGATTGCAGCATGAAGTGGCAAAGATGCCGCAGGCTGAGTTGCCAACCGAGCATTACTTTTCCGAAGCTGGGATGTACTGCCGCAAGGTTTTCCGTCCAGCAGGTACGTTGATTGTCGGCAAAGTACACAAACAGCATCATCTGTTTTTGTGCGCTATGGGCGAGATCATTGCTTGGACTGAAAACGGTATGCGCCGGTTGCAAGCAGGTGATGTGGTGGAGTCTAAGCCGGGAACCAAACGGGTTACGCTGGCAACAACTGATGCGATTGGCATCACAATCCACAAGACGGATAAAACCGATTTGGATGAGATTGAGGCAGAGTTAATTGAGCCGGATGAAACAGCGCTGTTTGACTCTCGTAATAAGTTAAAAAGCGCAATTAAATCTCTGCAAGGAGAGATGAAATGACTTGGTATGCAGTTGCAGCAACAGCAGGAAGTGCCTTATTAGGCGGGATTGCTACCAACAGGGCGGCAAGCACTTCCGCTGACGCAACCCGGCAAGGTATTGCATCGCAAGAGCGGATGTACAACCAGACCCGCGCAGACCAAGAGCCTTGGCGTCAAGCGGGAATGACCGCGTTGAATCAATTGGTTCCGCTAGCAACGAACTATCAAAAGTTCGGCATGGATCAGTTTCAACAAGACCCAGGTTATCAGTTTCGATTGGACGAAGGGCTTAAAGCATTAGATCGCCAAGCCGCAGCTCGTGGTGGATTGATCTCAGGCAATGCTTTGCGAGCAGCAAGCCGTTACGGTCAAGATTATGCCTCTGGTGAATACAACAACGCTTTTAACCGTTACCTTGCGGAGCGCAACGCTCAACTTAATCCATTGCAATCTCTTGCAGGCGTAGGCCAGTCGGCAACTAACTACGTTGGTGATGCAGCCCAAAGAATGGGTCAAGCGCAGGCACAAGGCGCCCAAGCTATCGGTAACGCCCAAGCATCTGGCTATATTGGTGGATCAAATGTGCTTAACCAAGCGCTGCAAGGTTATGGCAATTACTATTTGCAAAACCAGCGCAACCAGATGTTGCAGAACATGAATTTAGGTAACCAATACGGTTACGGTAACGTCTACGGAATCGGAGGTGGCGGGTCATCTCCATTATCATCTGATTTGCTAACTGCGACACAAAATTATGCCTATTAACGAATTAATCGCTGGCGGCATCAAACTACCGCAATTCAATCTGCCCGACTATGGCGCCGATCTTGCTCAGATGGCGCAGATTCAGAACGCACGCAACCAAAATGCGCTGGCTCAATACCAGCTTGGTGCAGCGCAGCGGGCTGAAAATGAAAATAACCAACTTCGGGCGTTGTTTAGTAGTCCAGACGTAGACCGTTCAAGCGCAGATTTTGTCCGTAAAATATATGCTATTTCGCCAGAAAAAGGCCAAGAATACACAAAAAATCTTTTAGAACAACAAGTAAAAAAAGCTACGTTTGAAAAAACAGAATCCGATTTATTGGCCTCTGATATTGAACGCTCGGCAGAAGCTCTTGCTTCCGCATCAGATATTACATCATATAAAGCTATACACAATGCGATTCATAAAGACCCTAATTCTAGATTGGGAAAATATTTTGCTTCTATAGGTTTTGATAGAACAAAAGCTGATGAACTCATAGCGCAAGCCGAAAATGATCCATCTGGGCAATTATTCTTAAACTTGCGGTATATGTCGGGCCTTAAAGGGAAAGAACGTGCCGATCAAATGCGAGCGCAAACTGAAGCGGCGCAGGTGCGTCAACCGACTCAACCCGGCGCAATTCAATCGGTCGGAGCGCCAGCGCCAGTACCAACTGGAAACGCTTTAGGAGTGCCGGAAACCGGTGTTTCTAACTCAATGGTAGCTCAACCAACACCAACCGCTGCACCGCCATCAAGAATCAATTTTGTTAAGTCTGAAATTGATAGATTTTCAAATGTTTTAAGTAACAATCCAAGCAACAAACTTGCAGCGGATAGACTTCAAGCCTTGACAAATGAATACAATCAATTGTCTGCTGAACAAGGTAGAGAGGCAACGCTTAAAGAAACTAAACGTGCCGCAGAAGTAAGAGAAAAACTTGAGCGAGAAAAACACGATCTTGAAATCAAAAAATTTAACGCTTCGCAAGAAGAATTTAAGGTTGAAAAGAGTCCTCAAGGGTTAATAAAAATCTATAAAAACGGAACCGTTGCTCCTATCCTCGGGGCTGATGGTAAGCAAGTTCAAAGTTTGGAATTTGCCAAATCTGAAATTAAAACCAACGCCGATGGCAATTACATTGCCTTCAACCCATACACCAATGAGTCAAGGATTATTACCGGCGCTGACGGAAAGCCTGTTCGTAGTTTGGAAGCGGCTAATGCAGCCGAAACAAAACGTCACAATCAAGAACTTGAGCGGCAAGGTAAACTTAGGCTTGGACTTGAAGGGCAACGAGTTTCACAAGAAAGTCAAAGAATTGCTGAATCAAAAGATAGAAATGTTGTTGCCAATACGGTCACAGATGAAGCCGGAAACGTAAGACAATTTAATAAATACGGTGAGCTTGTTGGTGATGTTAAACCAGGCGTTGGAAAACCCAGCGCTGCATTTGAAAAAAGCAGAAACCTACGAATTCAATTAGATAAAGACCTTAGCGCTGCAATTGTTGAGCTTAAAGAAATTACCAAAGATGGCGGTCTTATTGATCAATCTACTGGCAGTGGCGCGGGCCGTTTAGTAGATTACGCTGCTGCATTTGGTGGTAAAGCACTTCCAGGCGCTATTGCAACAGCCAAACTTAAACCTATTCAAGATTTGGTTCTTAAAACCATCCCGCGATTTGAGGGCCCTCAATCTGACAAAGATACGCAGTCTTATAAAGAAGCCGCTGGTCAACTTGCCGATCCAAATATGCCAACGGCAATTCGTAAAGAAGCTGCCAAAACTGTGTTACGTTTAATGACAAACAGAAAAAATCAATTTGTCACATCTGAAATTGCCGGCGAAGGCGTTGGCGCAACCGGCGGCGGTGTGGATACTAACAATCCATTGTTAAAGTAAGGGGCGCATTATGGCTATGTCACTTACTGAAATTATCAAAGACCCCAACTACGTTAACGCTAACCCAGAAACGCAGCGCGCAATTTTTGAAAAGTACGCCCCGCTTGATCCCAACTACAGCAACGCCAACTTTGCTACGCAACAAGCCATACGTTCTAAGTTTGGTATAGCACAACCAAACGTTGCTAAAGTTGAAGAGCCCGCAACGCCAGAAGCGGCGCTTCCTGATTGGGCTAAAAGCTACCCCAATTTATACGGGGCCGCGCAGACGACCCGTAAACTTTTAGGCCCAACTGTTGAAGCATTAGGAGCCGCAGGCGGTGGGTTGATTGGGGCGCCACTCGGCCTACCGGGGGCAATTGGCGGAGCAGGATTGGGTTACGGCATCTCAAACCGTCTGCTACGCGGTGCTGATGTTATGTTGGGCAATCAACCGCCAGAAACACCAACAAATGCTTTTTTGAATGCTGCTGGTGATGTACTGACTGGTGCAACTTTTGAGGCTGGCGGTCGCGCTGTTGCGCCATACGTTTCAAAAGCGCTTGGCGCTGTTTTTGATGCTCGCCAAATTCCATTACAACGCGCCGCAGATATGGCTCGCCAAGCACTTGGGCCAGACTTGCCAGCAGCATTGCAATTGATGGGCAACGCTCGTTCTGGCACTACTGCTAGTCAGGCAACTGCAAGCCTTAACTCTCCGACTTGGCAAGCATTTGTAAACCGTGCGTTGCAACGCGACCCTCGCTTTTTGGCTAATTTGGAAGCGTCACAAGGCGAAGCGTCAGTAAATGCCTTGCGAAATTTGGTTA